GCATTGATCTGGATCGGCTGCGCAACGGGCGTGCTGCTGTTCGCCGGCATATGGGCGCGGCGCACGGCCGGCGCGCTGCCGACATAGCCGCCACGGTCGAAGCCCGCGAGCGCGCCACGATGAAGGGCCTCAAGGTTGCCGACGCCGATCTTGTCGGTTGCCCGCTTGGACATGACGTATTCGCCACGGTGGACGATGCCGGCCGGCTCATACTTCCCGCCCTGCCCGGTATAGCCGCCATCGGCAAAGCCGAAGATAGCGCCGAACAGGCCACCGCCGCCAGCGGTGCCGAACAGCGCCGCGAGCGGCCCCTGTCCCAAAAGCATCGCCTGAAGGGCGGCGTCGATAAGGGCGTTCGCGAGGTTCCGAACGGCATCCGTTACCGACATGGTGCCGGTGAGCAAGCCCGACAGGCTGGACGTGAACTGCTGGCCGAAGAACATGCCGGCCTGCTGAAGCGCGTTCTGCGATGCCGCCGCCTGCCGGTTCTTCTGGTCAAGCTGGTCGGTGAGCGTCAGCTTCTCGCGCATCTTCTGGATTTCTTCATCCGTGAGCGTGATGCCGGCGCGCTTCGCCTGTGCCTGATACTCCCAAAGCTGAAGCTCGACGCGCTTCTGGCTTTCCGACATGCCGGAAAGCGACTGCTCGAACTGGGCCTTGTCGAGACCTTCCTGAATGGCGGAATTCAGGTTCTTCCGGGCTTCGGTCTGCTGCCGGGCAAGGTCAATCTGCTTCTGCTGCCCATCGGTCGGCGCAAGCTTCTGTGCGGCGGTCGGGGTGCCGTTGTAGGCGTTGCGGATCGTTTCATCATCGACGCCGCGAAGTCCTTCCCACTCGTTGCGAAGGCCGGCCGGATCGTTGCCGCGAAGCCGAAGGCGGTAGCGTGCAATCTCGTCCTGGGTGGCTTCATCGAACAGCCGGTCGCCCGTCAGCCCCAAATCCTTCATGGCGTCCTTGAGCGTGGCGCTTACGATCTGGTAGCGGCCAAGCGCCGAAGAACCCTTGCCGTCGCCATACAGGGCGCGGTTTTCGGGCGTCCGCATACGGCTCTGAAGCGCAAGAATCTGGTCGAGCGTCATGGACGTGAGGTTCACGGCGCCCGTCCACCGGCCATAGTCCAGCGTTTCGTTGTAGCCGCGCCCCTTGTCGGTGCCTTCGGCTGCGCCGATCAGGTCGAGGATATTGCTATGGACGCCGTAGCGGGCAGCGCTACGGGCACGGGCAGCGATGTTCCCGGCGCTGATAAGGTCGTCGAGGTTGCGGGCGTTGTCGAACGCCTTGCTGAAAGCCGCGTCCACGGCGTCGAGCTTGCCGAGCTCATCAAGTTCGGCCTTCAGGTCCGGCACAAGGGCCTTCAGCGAAGCAAGGGCGTTCTTGAAGTTCACGGCCTGCGAGGCGGTGCCATCGAACGCGCCGCCCGCCCGCTGCGTCATGGCGGACAGTTCGCTAAGCGCGGCCTTCAATTCGTCGCTGCCACCGCCAAGGCTGATAATCCGTTCCTCGACGGCGGCAAGTTCCTTTTCCAGTTCCTCGACGTATCCCATGCCGCCAAGCGCCGGGTCGGCCTTGACGTTGGCAATGTCCTTCAAAAGCTGCTCGCGCTGTTCCTTCGCCTTCTTCAGCTTGAATTCGTCGGAACTGTAGTAGGCAAGCGCCTTCTGCTGCTTGTCGTAACCGGGAAGCCACTCACCGCCGAGGTAATACTTGATGTCGCCGAGGATGCCGACGCTTTCGAGCGCGGCCTTCTTCGCATACACGGTGAAGTTCCGCCAAAGCGTGTCAAACTCGCGGTCGATCTTCTTTGCGGCCTCAATCTGTTCGTCGCTGAAGGTCGCGGCCTCGCTGCGAAGCTTCTGGATTTCCTCGACCGAAAGGCCAAGCACCTTCGCAAGCTGCTCCGCGCCGGTGCCGCCGAAAAGCTCATCGAGGGCGCGCGTCTGCGAACCGGCGTCGAGCTTCTGAAGCTTGGTGATGATCTCATCAAGGAAGCGGTTCGGATCGGCGAGCTTCCGGCCGACTTCTTCGGCGCTGTAGCCGAGCCGGTCGAACCATTCCGCGCCGCTGCCCTTGCCGGTGAGCGCGAATTCGTTGGCACGGATATTCAGTTCCTTCAGGGCGTCGGTGATGCCGTCCACGCTCGCACCGGTGGCGGTCGCGACATAGGACCACTGCTGCCATACCTTCGCCGACACGCCAGCCTTGCGGGCCTCGCGGTCCACTTCGGCGATGCTGTCGGCGATCTGCTTGACGGAACCGGCAGCGGCCGCAATGCCGGCAAACACGACGCCGCCGCGAAGGAACGGCGCGAACGCGCCTTCAAGCTTTTCGGCGATGCCGCCGACGCTCTTGCCGAGCGCCTTTTCGGTGTTGTCGGCGAACTGCTTGGCGCGGCGCTCCATGCCCTGCATGTTGTCGTTCGCGACACGCCGGGCGCGGGCGAAGTCCTTTTCCAGCTTCGCGGTGCGGGCTTCAAGGCTGACGATAAGGCGCTGTTCTGCACTGTCCGGCATCGTGATTTCCTATGCTGCTTCGGCCATGAGCCGGTCGAGTTCGTCGGGGTCCATGTCGAGGAAGGACTTGCGGTTGTCGTTGAGGGCCGCGCGCGACACGGCCATGGCGGCGGCCACCGCGCCGTCGATACGGTCGGTGTTCTTGCCCTTGTGCATCCGGGGAAGCCCGCTATCGCCGCGCGAGACGACGACACTATCGAAGTGATGGCGAAGGATCGGGTTCCCGGCATGGCGAAGCGCCCGGCCGTTCACGACGCGCTCAAGGTCGGCGATGGCCGGTCCCATGGTAAGCGGCCCCTGCCTCATCTCGACAGCCGGCAAGCCATCGTCATGAAGGTGCTGCATGATCATGCGGGCGTCGTAGGGATCGAAGGCAATTTCGCGCACGTCGAAGCGGGCGCAAAGCTCGCGAATCTGGTTCTCTACTTCCTCCGGTTCGATCACCGGCCCGTCGATCACCGTAATCAGGCCATCGTCGCGCCACTGCTCATAAGGAACGCCGTCGCGTTCGGCGCGGCCCTTCAGGTCGTCGCCCGGCACGAAAAACCGAGGATGCACGGTGATGGTGCCATCCGGGTTGCGCCACGCGGCGACTACGGCGGTGAGGTCGCCGGAACGGGACAGGTCCACGCCGATGAAACACGGCAGGCTTTCCATGTCGGCGAGGTCGAGCGGGATCTTGCCGGCGTCGTAGGTCGCCATGTCGAAAAGCGGGTCGCGGGAATGCGCCTGCCAGATATTCAAGTTGAACTGCTTGAAGGCGAAGCGGTCGGCCGGACGGTGTTCCGCTTCCTTCGCCGCCGTGCGCAGCGCGTCGAGGTTCGGGAAGCCATACTTCAGGCCGGGATTGACGCGGTGCCATTCGGCCTCATCCTGCCAATCGGCGGCCGGATCGGCCTCGAAGATGATCGGCAGATAGGCCGGGTTCACGATCTCGCCGGACGCCACGCGCCGGGCATAGTCATACTGCTCGAACCCGATGTTTTCGGAACCGCGCCCGGCCGTGGTGGCAATCACCATGAGGGTGCCGCTGGTCTTCACCATGCCGGACTTCAGCGCTTCCCAAAGGTCGCGGCCCTTCCACACATGGATTTCGTCTACCAGCACAAAGGCCGGCGTCTTGCCGTGCTGCGCAGCGCCGTCGCTGGAAATGGCCTGAAGCTCGACGCCTTGCGCCTTGAAGACGATCTTCTTCGCGCTGTTATGCGCGTCATAGATGCGGGTCGCAGCGACAAGCCGCCTATCCATCCGCACGATGTTCGCGGCTTCCTTGAAGCCAAGGCCGGCCTGTTCCCGGTCTGACGCCGCAAAGATCACCTGTCCGGCCGGAACCTTCTCCGGGCCGATGGTGTGAAGCAGCGCCAGCGCCGCGGCGAGGCTGGTCTTCCGGTTCCCGCGGGGAATCATCCAGAAGACGGTTTCGACCATGCGCCGACCGTCCGGGTGGCGCGGGCCGTAAATGCGACGGATAATCCGCTCCTGCCAGTCGTAAAGCTGGAAAGCGTTCTTCGGCGCGGTGCTGTTCGGGTGCTTCAGGCGGCGCAAGAACGTCACCGCCCGCTCGCCGTAGCCGAACGGGTCATCAATCGGGGAACTGTCGAAAATCCATGCGGGATACGTGCTTGCCATCACACCACCGCGAGCGGGTTGTCGTCGTCATCGTCGGGGCCGGCTGCACCGACGCGGGCGCGGCTGGTCGGGGTCAGGCCGTATTCGGCGGCAAGCTGCCGGGCCGTCTGCATGTAGCGGATTTGCAAGCCGCCGAGCTTCAGGTCGGGGATAGCCATTTCGGCCATAAGGTCGCCGATCTGGTTCACCGTGCCGACTGCCATGCAATAGTTCTCGACGCCGGCAAGGTCGGCCTTCGTGATGATGCGGCGGGCGATAAGCTGCGGCATAATCCGCTTCCATTCGGCGCGCGCATAGGCGTTCAACCGTGCCGGGACGGTCGGGGCCTTGGTCAATGCCTCATGGTCGGCAGAAAGGGCCGGCTTCACGCCGCGTTCATGCTTGCTCATCCGGTAGCCACCGCCCGAAGCTCAAGGCCGTGACGGCGGCCCATTTCGGTGACTTCCTTCAGGTCGTAAACCTGCCCGGCATAGGTCACGCGGTCGGCCGTGGTGATGCCGGCAAGGTAGCGGACGCGGAAAACGATGGTGCCGCTTTCTGCCTCGCCGAAGCCGGTGAGGAATTCGGACGCGGACTGCTGCACGATCTCCGCGCGCACCGTGGCAATATTCAGCCAGGCGGACACTACCGCGCCGGTCGGCGACACGGTTTCGGTCTTCCGTTCAATGGCAATGGTGCGGTCGAGCTTCCCGGCGCGCATGTCAGATACTCCACCGCATGACGGCCTCGACGGTGAAAACGCCGTGCGTGTAGGCGACGGCCGGTTCCGGGTCGCGCATCCACCGGATAGCCGGCAGGCCGAATTCATCGAAGCTGAAGCCGGCCGCGTCGGGCGCTTCCTTCAGCACATTGGACACGGCGAAGCCGATGGCCTGCGCGGTGTCCGCGCCATCCTCGACGGCCCAAATATGCAGGTCGAGGAACACGCGGGCGAGGTATTGCGCACCGGAAGCGTTGCCGAGAAAGATGGTCCGCCCGCCGCTCATGATGATGGCAGGCACGGTGCCGGGCCGCGTCGAGCCTCCCCTGATACGGTCGGGATCGACAAGCGCGGTGACGGCCGGCGCGGCAATGAGCGCGGAGCGAATAGCAGTCTGAAGGGCAAGGGTCGGTTCGATCACTGGCGGCCGCTCCATCCGTCGCGGACGGCCTTGCGGGCGGCCCGATTGATGCGGTTGCGGATACGGGTGCGCAGCACGCGCCACGCCGGCCAGAAGAACGGTTCGGCCTCATTCTTGGACGTGCCGTATTCGACAAGGTGCGCATAGCGGGCTTCATGATCGCCGGACGTGACAATGACTTCGGTCGGGCCGGCGACACGCGAGCCGCCCGGCTGCGAGAACGCGGGCGTGCTGCCACCGGGCGGCGTCACGGCGATACTGTCGCGAAGCGCGCCCGTGTCCACCGGCGCGAGAGACTTTGCCAAGGTGGCGAATTCATCGCCGCCCTTCACAAGCGCCGGCGTGATCTGGATTTCGGCATCCTTCAGGATGCGGTCGAGCGCGGTGTTGAAGCCGGCAAGGCCGTTGTCGGGCTTACGCGGCATCGTCAACGTCCTCGCCGAACCAGCTTTCCCGGTAGCGTTCGGCCACACTCATCACGCCGAAAGGCGCAAGCTGGATGGTCACGCCGAAGGACGCGGCCTCGCGCTGCTCATAGTAGAAAGCGGCAAGCTCCATGACGCCGCGTCTCAACCGAGCGGGAACCGGGTCGAGCGTGTCCAGCTTGCGGCCGGTGAAATCCTCGAACCATTCTTCGGCCGCGTCGATATAAAGCTGGATAAGCTCATCGTCGGCGTCGGTATCGACGTTCATGTGGTTCTTGGTCAGTGCCAGCGTGACGATGCTCATGCGTTTTCGGCCTGTTCTGAAAAAGTTATTTCGGGACTCTCTTGCGGGAAGCTCCCCGCGCCGGTCCCCTCGAAGGGCAGGAAATTGAAGACCACCCCCCGCCTGCGCTGCTGGACGCTGGGGATGCAAACGGCCTGCTCGACGGTCCAGCCATCGGCGAGGCGCGCACGGATCACGTTGCGCTCGATGCCGGACAGGTCGGACAGTTCGCGAAGCAGGTAACGGGTGCCACGGAATTCATAGAGGCGGATCATTGTGCATTCCTCATGCGGTGATCGGCAGCGGTCAGGACGCGCTCAATCGGCCAGCCGTTTGACTGGCGCGCTCGCAACGTTTCTACGCGAACGCCAAGGTGATCCGACCATTCGTTAAGGGTCATGGTCTTGCCGTCGAAGGTGTAACGGGGAGCGCCGGGACGCGGGACGCGAGGCTTGTCCGCCTTCCTTGCCCTGCTAGGGCGATTGAGGCGAGACGACGCTTCCCGGTCGGCAAGTTCCTCCGGCGAGGGTGCGGCGGCGATCATGGGCACGACACGCTCGCGCACGGCTTCCGGGTCCAAGCCGGCAAGGCTGCATACTTCGTTGAAATCGCGGTTCGGGATGGTGATGTAGTCGCGAGCCTGCTGAATAAGCCGGACGCGGGATGCGGCCGTATCACTTCCCATCTTCTTGCCCTGAAGGGCGTCCTCAACGGCCATCGCGAGAACCCTCCGCCACAGGTTTTCGCAGTCGGCCTGCGAAATCAGGTCATCGTCAAAGGGTGCTTCGGTCATGCGCGGTTCCTCCGGGCACGCTCACGCGCACGTTCCTGCCGCTGGATAGGTCCATCGTGGCAGGGCTGGCACACCGGCATCCAATTGCTGCGGTTCCAGAAAAGGGAACGGTCGCCACGGTGCGCAATGATGTGGTGAACGATGGTTGCCGGCCGGACATTGCAATGCCGGCACGTCGAATGAAACGTGAGGAAGGCGGTGCGCTCGCGCTCCCACTTGGCATCATAGCCGCGTTCGCGGGCGGACGGCCGGCGCTGGTCGTGGCGGGCGTTGCGCTCGCGGGTTGCGGTGCGCTGGCACACGCAACGCGCCCCATGGGCGACGATAAGGCCACAAGAGCAAAGGTGCGGCGGGCGGCTCATGCTGCCCTCGCAAGCTTGGCCTTCAGGGCACGTAAACCTTCACGGTCGAAAGCAGGATCGAAGCCCTGTTCCTCGACCGTCCGAAGCTGTTCGGCGCTGTAGGCGTCGGGCTTCTGGTCGGCGTCCTTCTCCGGTGCGCCGTGGATACGCCGAAGCTTCTCATACAGGCCGGCAGCGGCTTCATTGATTTCGGTCGGCGTGGCGTTCCACGCTGCTTCCGGCGTCCATCCAAGATGGCCGGTCGCGGTGCGGAAAAGCTCACGGTAAAACTTCGGCCACGGCATAGGCGCGGCCTTAGCCTTCGGATCGGGCTTGGCATCATCATCCGACGCCGGGATGAAACCGACGACAAGAGCGGTGAGCGGCACGGTGACGGCATCGGCGACGGCCTGCAAAGGCGTCCGGCCGATCTGGTCGAGGAAGGCGGCTGCTTCCTGCCGGTCGGTCGCCGTGACGGTGATCAGGTCGCGGATGGTGCCGAGATTGAACTCGGTGATGCGCCGGGGAAGATCGGCGAAGCCGTCGAGGCGCACGAAATGGGTTGCCGCCCGCAACGATGCACGGCAACGCACAGCATGAGCACCATGGCCGAGCGTCATCGTGATTTCATCGTTGCGGGCGGCGAAGGTCATGGCGGTTAGGCCGCAACCTTGAGCTTGGTCAGGGCCTCGCCCATGACGACACGGCCACCGACGCGGCGGCGGGCGTGAAGCTTCACGATGCCGTTGGCAGCGCCGGTATAGTCGTCGCGGACGATCTCGAAACCGACGCGATCGGCGATGGCGTAGCCGGTGGCGAAGTCACCGAACACGATCGGCGTGTTGCCTTCGGTCGGGTCGGGCATGTCCACGCCTTCATAGACCGGGCGGCCGAGCAGCGTCGGCGGTGCGCCGACAGCAATCGACGGCTGCCAGATATAGCTTCCGTCCGTGTCCTTCAGCTTGCGAACCGCCGCCATGGTCTTGCGGTTCATGAGCCAAGAGCCATTCGCCGAATAGGCGGTCTTGATGCTGTAGAACAGGTCAATGAGGTCGTCGGCGGCAACGTCGGCCTCGACTTCGGCAATGTCGTCGGACGTAAGGACGCCTTCCGCCTGCGACGTGCCGTTGCCCTTCACAAACCAGCCGGCTTCCTTCTGGCCGAAGCGCCGGGCGATATGGTTGCCGAGATAGGCGGCAAGATCGATCTGCGCGTCTTCCAAGAGAATGCGCGTGACGGGAACGGTCACGGCCATCTCGAAAGCCTTGAGGTCGATCTGGTCGAAGGTCGGTTCGCTCTCCGGGCGGGCGGCGGTTTCGGTGACTTCGCCCACCGTCACCTCATCCACCAGCCGGGGAAGCTGAAGCAGCGGGCCGCCCATGCTGATGGTCTGCGCGAGCGAGCGCAC